GATTAATCCAGTTCAGGCCATATCATTTTATAAGTTGTTGGAAATAAACCCTTGCGAGTAATTAATCCATGCGACTTTTTTTCTAATTCGGCAGCTAACCTAATCATCTGACCTTCAGGAATGTCGGTTGTTCGCCAATGAGTTACGGCAGCCTGACTAACCTTAGCCATCTTAGCCACGTTTTTAGTGCCACCTAAAATATTTATTAATTGATCGTGAGTAAGTTTTAATGTATCCATAACAATTATCTTAACAGTTTTAAATATATTTTACAAGACTATTGACATTTCACTTTAGATAAGTTAATCTGTTTGTACGTCATGTGACGTGTTAAATAGGAGAAACTCAAATGAGTGAGCAAGAACAGCAAATGAATGACCAGCATCAACTTGAAAGACAATTAGAAGACATCTTTGACCATCTGCTTGATGGCGCACCGTTAGATAACGAACAGATAGATTTACTTCGTTATGGCTGTGGATTACCAAAAATCAATTACAACAAAAAATACCTATCCGATGTATTTAAGGATATTGGTGAAGCATTTACACGCTTTGATAAAGCAACTCAATTTGGAGAAAGAAAATGATTATTACCGACACACAAAAAGATTTTAAGATAGCCCCTGCTGGGTTACATATGGCACGTTTGTACTCGATTATTGACTTAGGTCACCAGTCAGTCGAATGGTCAGGTGAAACCAAGATCATGCACAAGGTCGTACTAACCTTTGAACTGCATGGTGATGATAACGAGGGTAAGCCACTCAAAACCGATGATGGTAAGCCGTTGATTGTATCTAAACGCTACACAGTCAGTCTTGGCGATCAGGCGACCTTGCGTAAGGACTTAGAATCTTGGGCTAATAAAAAGATGTCAGCATCCGATAGGGTTAACTTTGACCTAAAGAACTTGTTAGATAAGTTTTGTATGGTCAATATCAGCCATTCAGAAGACGGTAAGTACGCTAATATCGCTGGCATTAGCCCTATTCCATCGGCACTCAAAAACGTAGTACCACAGGGTATTAATCCAGTTAATCATTTTTGGTTACAGGACTGGGATCAGGATAAGTTTGAGAACCTACCTAAATACTACAAAGAAAAGATTATGGAATCGTCTGAGTACAGGGGTGGCAAAAAGAAAGAAGACCCATTTCCTAAAACATTAGCTGATTTTCCTAGTGATGAACCCGATGTCCCATTTTAAGGAGCTAATATGAAAGCATTTCCAAGTGGATATATTCAAACTGACGAATACCGAGGCATGGATTTAAGAGATTACTTTGCTGCTAAAGCTATGCAAGCAATAATCAGTAATGATAATTTATTGCGACAAGCCTCTGAATATTATGATGTAGGTTCAGAAGAATCAATAGCAATACTTGCTTATGAGCAAGCTCATGCAATGATGGAGGCAAGAAAATGATTGTTAAAGAAAAACTAACGGAAGGAGGTCACTGGTATACAAAAACTGGTGAGCCTTACTACACGATGATTGGTGCTAATGGTGCTGAACGCAATACAACACTCAGGGATGCTCGCAAACTTGGGTTATTGCCTAGCGTTACCACTATAAATTCGCTCTTGGCTAAGGCAGGGCTTAACTCGTGGCTTCAGCAACAGGTTTTATTGGCTGCGCTAACCTTACCTAGACTTCCTAACGAACCTGAAGAAGACTGGCTTAAACGAGTGATGTCGGATTCAAAAGCTACTGGTCGGGATGCGGCTGAACGTGGTACTAAGATTCACGCTATCGTTCAAGCGCACTTTGAAGGTTCGTATCACATTGAACCACCGTTGTATTTAGCCAACATAGAAAAGGCTTTGTATGATGCTTTTGGTGACCGTCATTGGATAGCAGAGAAGTCTTTTGCTCATGCCTTTGGTTATGGTGGTAAATGCGACCTAATGTGTCCTAATGGCATTGTGGTGGACTTTAAGACCAAAGATACGGCATTAGATAAGGTTGATGTATATTTTGAACATGAGATGCAATTAGCAGCGTATCGTGAGGGTTTAGGTATGCCCAGCGCAAGATGCGCTATTGTCTTTATCAACGGTACAACCAATGAAGTAAAATTGATTGAAATCGAAGACCTTGCCTTGCAAAAAGGATGGGAATGTTTTGAACACTTACTCAGGGTGTATCAGATCAAAAATGGTTTATAATTGAATCTGACTTCAACGTGAGTTCGGGATACTTCGGTATCCCTTTTTTTATGGGGTGTTAAGCCGTCAATGTAGGATGCAGTAAGTTAGGTTTTTTACGGCTTTCCGCCTAACAGATAGCAACTGCCAAATACAACCCCTCCCCTTTTTACAACACTTAGGGTTTGTCCCTATTAAATATCGCTTGCATACTTTAGAAAACTAAATTATTCTGTAATTACTGCATGAGCAGTTTTAAAGAAAAGGGATAGAAAAATGAACGCAATAACAAACATCAACGCATTAACTGTAGATACACTCGGTGGTTTATTAGCACAGATCGCTGACTTGACTAAACAGGCTGACATGATTAAAGATGCTTTAAAAGACCAAGCAACTGCACCAAACGGTTCAAAAGTTTTTGAAGGTGCATTATTCAAATCAACGGTAGTTGAATCTAACCGTTCCGTAGTCGATTACAAAGCACTCCTAGCGTCTTTAAATGTAGCTGATGATGTAATCACCCAGTTCACCAAAACAACGGCTGTATTCGCTGTTAAAACAACTTCTAAATAAGGGAGTTTTATGAGAACATTTCTTGAAGCATTTATCGGAGCAATCGTAGTGTTTGGCCCAGCCTTAGCGTGTTGGGTTTTGGTGAGGGGGCTATGAAAACATTTGCCCTAGCAATGTCTACGTTTTTATGTGGTTTTGTTATTTTTATTACTTCTTTGCCTGAAAAACAAACGCATTGGGGTATTAAAAACTGTGAATTGTCAGAAATCAGCCCTGACTTTACACCTCAAGAAAAGGCTGACTGTCGAAGGAGTAAAAAATGACGCAACATCAAATAATTGTAAAACTAGCCAGTAGACGTTGGATAAGCCCTATAGACGCTTTAAACGCTGGTGGTGGTATGAAACTATCAACTCGTGTTGGAGAGCTTCGTGCGATGGGTTATACAGTCCTAGACCGTTGGCATCCAAGCAAGAAATTTAAAATTTATCGTGTAATAGGAGCGTTACCAAAATGACCCCTGCAAAAATACTTGATCCCCAACGCTTTATTTGGATTAAACCCGAAGCGACAAACATTATGAAAACATTTGAACGCTTTGGATTTATTAGACCTAGTAAAAACCCCTACTTCTTGGAAAAGTGGAAACAATACAAGGTTTAAAGCATCGTTAATGCTTCTTGCTTTTCACGTTCAACACGGTTTACCCAACCACGACCAAACGTAGCGAACGTGGAAAGCGATTTATAAAATAAAATTTTGGCAGCACTAAATTTTTCTATTAAATCTTTAGCGTCAGCTTCTTGAATCTTTTTTAATGTGTTAGGCCCTATTGCTCCATCTGCCACCGTACCCAATGAAGTCTGTAATATTTTAATAGACCGACCAGTACCAGCGTTGACACCAAAACTAAATACTAAAAAATCAACACCAATTGGTAAATCATCGCCATGTACGGCATCCCAATAATTCTTCTTATATAACGGTTTAACTTGGTCTTGCGTAAGTTGTTTCATGTCATCAACAGTAACTGGATGCTTAACCCATGCTTCCCATACGGCTTTAGTAACACCCCAGTTAGTAGCCCCACCTGCGTCTCGACTATCATTAACGAATCCGCCTTCTGATTTAATCATCTCAGCAAAACTTTTTTCCCAGTTACTTATCATCATCGCTCCCAATTTTTATGCCTGTGATTAACCCAATAAAGCCACCAATTACCGTTTGAAACGCAGGGCCTATAATCTGAAATACTTTGTCTGTATCAAAGTTAGGATCAATGACTGCATACGCAAACATCAATAACATACCAACAACAACCGCTACTAAAGAATAAGCGGCAATAATCATAACGTGTTCTTTTGTACTCATTTATCACCTTTCTTAGCCATAATTTTTTCAAGTGTTCTACCACCAAAATAAGCAGACATAATAAGCATACCCCATTGCCCAAGCAATTCAACATACGCTTGATTGACGTTGACGTTGAATGCTGAGAAACCAGCAAATGTTGTATACACTCCTAAAATGAATATAAGCGTCATAGGACGTATATTTTTAGATAACCAAGAGTCTGACCCCAAGTCAGCTTTCCAACGATCTGAGACGTTATTTTGCTCGTTTATATCGGCTTGTAATTCTGCCAACTGTCCATCATTAGCAAGTTTTTGAAGTTCTAATTGAGCCTGTGCTTTGGCTTGTGGATCAGGAATAACTTTATCAATAATTTTTAAACCTGCACCAACTAAATCGTCTATACCAAACATATTAGTCCTTTAAAAGAATAATAGCCATTAAACAAATAATTGCAAAATACATCCAATATTTAAATATTTCTTCATCCACGCACAATATCCTTCTTAGTTCGCACAATAATTTGTTTCTGATATTTAGGTACTCTTATCTTTTCTAATCGTTTAATTTCAAAATGCAAGTAAATCACATACGACCAAATAAATAACTCAACAATAAATGTTGCAAACCAAATTTTTACCCAGTTCATACAAGGTTAAACTTCCACAAAAGATAGGTAATAAAAGCTGCAACTACCCAACAATAAAACTGCACCCTTTTTACATCATCTAATTTATGTCCGTAATACTTCTTGTTTTCGTTATATTCCTTTTCTACAACTTCTTTTAACTCAAGAACCTTACCCCATTCTTTATCACCGTAACGCTGTTTAAATTCTTCTTCAGCCTTGTTTTCAGCAATAATAACGGCTTTTTGTGACTCGTATTCGTCAATTGCTTTATAAATTAATGAATTTTCACGAGCTTCTTCAATTAATTTCTTGCGTTTAAGTGTTTCTAATTCCTGTCTTGCTACTTCTAAACCGTCATGTTGTATGTCTTCAATGCTTTTGGTAAGATTTTTACCAGCCTCACGAGCCTGATTAAGACCTTCGCTTAATGACTTAGTGCCTTCAGCAATTGGATTAGACATTTCATTTTGATATTAAATGCTGAACAATGTTAACAAACATATCTTTACCAAAGAAAACCGAAGCTATTACTGCGTATAAAAGATACTCAATGCGTTGCATACGTTTAGATCCTTTATCAAACGAATCTAAGATACCTTCGTAGCGTTCAGCACATACTGCCTCATGTACAGACAGTCTTTTGTCATTTTCAGCGATTACAGCTTCCATATCCATTATCCAAGCAATGCCTTAACTTCATCTTCGGTTAAACCAAGAGCAGATAGTTTAGCCATTGCTGATTGTTTTGCAGTTACTTGGGCTTCTTGTTTAGCAGTTTCTTCTGCTTGCATTTCTACTAGTTTAGCTTCTGCTTGTGCCATGTCGTAGGTTACAAGATTGCCATTAATGTCAAAGGCTTCTTCGCCACGAATAGTAACGATATTAGGATTAAGTGCGTAAATAGCTTCGTGTAAAGTTATCATGCTGAAATCTCCATAAGAGTAATAGTTGAAACATCATTATTATTTTGAACATAAACTGTTCCAGTATTTTGACCCACAGCAAATTGAGTTTTATAAATTGTTGCAGATGTTGTTGATGGAGAATCTAAATAACAAGTTGATGAAGAAATTAAAGCACCTGTAGTTGCACCGCCGC